ACCTTATCGAGTACAACCTTAATAAGCGGAATTACTACTTTTAAGACAGCGCATGATGGTGTTTTGCATGGTGCTGGAACTTCTTCTACCAAGACTACATCTACAACCGCAGGCGCTAAATTCATGTCTTATTATACTTCTTGCAATGCTACAAGTGATGATTCAAGGGGTCTTTATCTGAAACATCACATTACAGGTATAGGTGGTGGTGGTGATGCCGCAAGATTTTACGGTGAAGTCGTTGACGTAGCAGGCGCAACAGCAAGAGGCGCACACATATCTTTGGGTTTTGGTACAACCGGAAGTATTACGGGACTTGGAAGTGCGATTACTGGTACTTTGCACGTTCCGGGTGCTATGACAAATGGTACTTATACGGTAATTAACGCAGAAATTAACGCAGATGCCGCTACATCTAACTTATCAGGTGCGGCTTCAAAATCATTCTTCAGAGTAGGCGCAATCGGTGATGGTACGGGTGCGGCTTTAATTATGGATGATATGTTCTTGTTTGACTTTATCAATGCGGCTGGTTCGGGTAAAATGATTGATTCAGATAAAACAGCGTTAACAGGAAAAGCGGGTATTCCGATTTCTATTAATGGAACTTTATATGGTTATATACCAATCGTAACGGGGTCGTAATGAAAAAACAGCTTGAAGCAAGATTAGAAGAATTAAACAAGCAGGTTGAACAGGCTTTGGCAAACTTGAATTATTTAAGTGGTGCAAGGGATGAAATAACTCATGTCCTTAGAACACTAAATGAACCTCCTGTAATCGTGGACAAAAATGCTGATTAAAGGATTTGAACAGAAAAGTGAAGTTGACAATGCTCTTGATAATGTCTTAGACAAAGTTCAAGAGCAGGGCTCGGCAGGTATATCAACTCCTGAAACAAAAACTACTATGGGATTTATTCATAAAGGTTTTTATATTCAGGCACTTTCACCCGATGGTGTCAAATGGAAAGCAATGGCAAGGGATATGTTTCATAAAGCATTAACCCTTGAAAGTCAGTGGTGCTTAAATGACAGAGACGCTATTCAGGAAGTTATGAAATATGTTGATATACTAACAAGGAAACTTGTATGAAAACTCCACTAACCGTTTCTGATTTACTTGCGAGGCATAATTCTGTTATACCTTATTTTAATGAATTATGGACAAGTGCGGATGAAAACGAAAGATACAAACAAGGTATTCATTCTCCCGAAGTCAAAGCCGCAATAGAAAAGCAGAATAGAGTTGATTACGTCATTAACATGATGACAACCAAACTTAATCAGATTTTATCTTATCAGCAAAATAATAGGACTGAATTTAAGATAAAAGCTACTATTGACCCGATGGATGAAATTAAGGCTTCTATCGGGAATATAGTCTTTAAAGACTTTGAGCATAGGACTAACTTTAAGTATCTTGAAAGCGATATAGCTGATTCGGGTATTACGGTAAAGTATGGAGTAGCAAAGATTTATCTTGATAAAGACTCTCAATTAAATAATGTAGTTATGGTAAAAGATTTAGACTACAAGAATTTTATTTGGGATTCAAACGCAACTACCTATACTAAGAAAGATGCTTTGTTCATGGCTGAACTTGAAAAAGTTTACAGATTACAGATAAGACAGGAATATGGTAAAGAAGCATCTGAACATAGAGTAAGTGGAGAAAATTTTGAGTGGGGACGGAATTTAGATGCTTATTATATCAGTCCGAATCCAGATAATCAAGATTACGATATTATTACTAAATTTACTCATTACGAAAAAGTTTTAAGAGATTATTATATTTTAATTTTTAATGATTATGTTAATAAGACTCGAATAGTAGAGAAGTTCAGAGATAAGAAGAAAGCAGAATATAGACAGAGAGAACTTTATCTTACTTACTTAGATGATGATTTAGAACTGCCTGAAAGTTCAGTAGATAAATCAGTTGAAACAGAACTTGATAAATATGTCTTTACTATGGATTCGATTCTTGAATATGAAGAAACAGAGTTAAAAGACTTCCCTTATGGGATTTATCAGTCATTTACTTTTAAAGATAAAGTTTGGTGTTTCGCTGACATATTAAAACCATTACAGCAATTTATTGACAGATATTTCAGTCAGATTGATTACGGTCTTGGGAAAGATATTAAGAATGTTTACGAGTTAGCAGTTAATCAATTAGCTGATGGACTGGATTACCAAAAGGCTTTGGATATTATTGAGGAAAGCGGTATAGTTCCCGTAAAAGCGGTTAACTCTATAAACGCAGTAAGAAGTCAGGGAATAAATCCTCAATGGACTCAAATGATTACTTTGGTTCAGTCTTACTTGGAAGATATAGCTGGAGGTAGAAGTTTTCAGGGACTTTCAGAGGGGGCTAATGAATCGGGAGTTTCGGTAGAGAAGAAAGCACAGCAGGGAGCTTTAATAGCGGCTTTGTTTTTAGAAAACATAAAGAGATGGAAAAAAGATTTAGGAGAAAAACTTCTTTGGTGGTTCAATAAATACGATACAGCAGAGAGAGTTATAAAAGTAGCGGGTGGAGAACTTAACCCGGAAATGCTTCAATTATTACAAGGACAAGGTTCGTTTGCTCCTTCAATGCAAGAACCTAATAGCGGATATGTAAAGATAAACTCTACACCTTTAACAATTTTTAGAGACGCAGAGTTTGAACTTACGGTAAGCGATAATCCTTATAGCGAAACTTTAAGAGAGCAAAAATATACTAAATTGCTTTTAGTTGGTCAGACAATGCCGGAGATTAGGACTGTACCAGAATATTTGGGATTGGTTTTAGATACACAAGATATTGATTATAATACTAAGCAAAAATTAATAGTTGGTTTTGAGAATCAATTAAAAGCGCAACAACAAATGGCACAGGCTGAAATGGCGCAGAAGCAGAAAGAATCACAAAATAAGAACGACATTGAACAAAGTAAATTAAGATTACAAGCCCTTGAATTAGGGATAAATGCCGGAAAACCTGAAAAGGCAGAAAAGAAATGATAATCTACATTGAAGGTAAAAGAGTACAGATTAAAAGCAATCTTCCCATTGAAGCAAAATGGAATGAAAAAGAGCAAGTTTTAGAAATCGAATATACAAAAGAAAATGGAGAGAAAAAGAAATATCTTTTAAGAAAAAGTTTTAAGGACGGACTCGTCCTCAATTAGTCAACAACAAAAAGGAATACAGAAATGGCAGAGCAAGCTGAAAGCACTCTCATGCAAGATTTACACGACTCAGTCGGTAGTCAAAATGACCAAACCGAAAATGAAATCGTAGAAAAAGAAGTTGAAACTAAAGAAGTCTCAAAAGACCAATCTGAAGTCTCAACAATAACGGAAGAATTTGCTAAGAAAGCAGGATTACCAACTTCGTTTGTCGGAAAGTCTATGGACGAACTCCCTAAAGCGATTAGGAACTTGCAAGCAAATTATACGCAAAAGTCTCAGGCGTTATCTGAATTAGGAAAGAAAGTTGAACAACTCGAAAAATCGATTATGAGTCAGGCAACTAAAGCCGAAAAAGAAGAGACAAAAGAAATAATCGAAGAAATACCAGACCCCGTTACTGACCGTCAAGGATTTAATAGATGGTTGGAGAATAGGGACAAACGGAAAGAATCTGACCTCGAAAAGAAAATCGGCGATATGTTCGAGAAAAAATTCGGCAACCAGATTAAAACCGTTGAAGATTATACTAATAAACAACGAGAAAATCAAATTATGACCTCTATAATGGATTCTGTTGATGAGGGTACAGATGTAGATAATTTAATTCTCGAATGGGGCGAAGCCAATGGTGTTCGTGGGAACGATGAAGAAATCAAATATTGGTTTAATCATCCCGAACAAATGGCAAAATCGGTGATTAACTTTTATAAAGCCAGTAAATTTGAAGAACTTTCATTAAAGAAAGAAAAAGAAATTGGCGATGAAGTTGTAAAGAAAACTTCTAAGACTATAAAAGAGATTAATCAGAAAAAATCTACCGATTTGAATAGTGTCAAACGAGAAAGTAAAGAATCGAAAGACCCATTGATGGAAACACTTATAGATATGGTCTCAGAATAAGGAAAAATTAAAATGGCTTATACAACCACAGTAATCGGCACACAGACAACTGTTAATCAGTTAGCCGCAAATCAAATGCCAGATGTAGATAGATTTCTATATCTATTAGAACCATATCAGACTCCGCTTATGCAGAGTTTGTATTTCAGCAAAAATTCAAGCGAAAAAGTAATCAACGAAAATGGTAAATTCAGTTGGTTCGAAGATGAGTTATTCCCGCATCAGACAACTATTACCAATATCACAGGTGGAGCTACTTCGGAAGATAACATTACCGTAGGTTCTTATACCGTATTCAACGTAGGTGATGTATGGTTAATTGACACAACCGAACAAGTTGTATACATTGATTCATTAGACTCTAATCAGGTTGATATAACAATCCTTGATGGTTCAACACTCATTACAGCTTGTACCACAGGTTACATGAGAAAAATCGGTTCAAGAAACCATGAATTTGACGTTGCAAGAACAGCCGCTTTCACAAGTGAAATTGAAAAATTCAACTATTGCACAATTCATTCTGAAACAGTAACAACCTCTGGTCGTTATCAGGCAGGCGAGAAAGATACCAATGGTAAATCTCACGCTGAACAGGTAAAGAAAGCTACATTACAGATGAAACTTACCTTTGAAAGAAATTTCTGGTTCTCGACACTTGCATATAGCGGAACAATTTCTACCAATTACAGAATTACCTTTGGCGAAGGTTTCTTGGGTAGAGTAACAACTAACAAAATTCCTTATACAGGCACAATTACAGAAGATGTATTTGAAGATTTTTTAAAGACAGTTATGCAGAAAGGTTCAAAGACAAGAGATATTTATGGTGGTGCTGATGCTATAATGGATATAAACAAATTCATCAAGAACAAATATCAGTTACAGAACATGACCAAAGAATACGGTATCAACGTAACAACATATTTGACTCCTTTCGGTGAAGCAAAAATCAAATGGAATCCTATTTTTGAAGGCAAATTCTCTTACTCATTATTTGCTGTTGACCCCAAAAATATCAAAATGAGATATATGGATAGTGATGATAAAGGTTCAAGAAAATTCAGATTAGAGCAGAATGTTGAAACTCCGGGTACAGATGGTAAATCAACAAAACTGTTAGCTGATATTGGATGCCAGATTCCAAATGAAGAAGTTCATGGAATTTTATATAAAGCATAATTTAACGGGGACGAAAGTCCCCAAATAAAAGGGAGAACCTATGTATCATTTTTTTTCAGATGGAACCCATAAGGGAACAAAACTTTGGGATAACGGCAGAAAACTTGCCGAATTTCAAAAAATGGTTGGTGTACAATGCGGTTATTTTTGTACAGAAGATGCCGAAATAGCAGAGTCTATAAGAAAATATCCTCTTTTTAATAGGAATATACGAGAATCAAAAGATGGTAAAGTACCTAATTTCGAGAAACCTCCGCAAGTGAATTATATACAGAAAGATTCCGGTGTTGAGGTAATTAAGATTGAGGAAAATTTACCAAAAGCTGAGCCTCCGAAAGAAGTTAAAATTGACCCCTCCAAATTTGTCCGTTATGGTGAGCTTAAAGCTAAACTTTTTAATGAAAAGGGAGAAATCAAAAAGCCTTCTCCGCATTTCAAAAAAGAGGAGATTGCTCAATTATTAACCGAGTTCGAAGAACTCAAGAAACAAATAGAGGTATAAAATGTCAGTAAACGCATATCAACAGCACACATCTTATTTTGTTGAATCCACAGTCCCTACCAACGGTGTCGGTGGTAAATGGGGACAAGAAGGTTATACTTATGGTGTGACCGACACATCTGCGGTATTAGCGAATACAGCAAACGCATTAGTTAGTTATCCTTTCGGTTATCGTGCCGCTTCGATAGCAACCAAAACAGTAGCAGTAAATACAGTTCCAAGAAACCATTTCTCCGGAACAAAGTTCCTTTGTGGTATGAATGTAGTTGTAGCTTATGACGATGTTGTAGCTATTCTTTCTCTTTCTGCTTCTTATGACGGCACAAATTGGACAGACATTGCAACCGTTATAGCCGATACCACTCCAAACGTAACAGGTGTAAAACAGGCAATAGTTGACTTATCAAGTACCTATGCGCCTTATTACAGACTTACATTCAATTCGAGTGGCTTAAATATGGGAACTTCCGGAACAGCAAAATTCTTTTATTGTGTACCCAATCCTTCTTAATTCATTGGGGGCGTTTAGCCCCCTTAAATAAAGGTGATTCATGGCGACAGGTGATTTGGCGAAAGCTCTAAAGGCAAAAGTAAGAACTTCTTTAGACGAAGCAAGTGCGGGTTTTTGGACTGATACTGAAATTTATGCGGCGTTAAATGATGGGCAGAAAGAAATTGCTAATATTATTTTGACAATGTATAAACAGAGAAGCAAGATAACTAATAATGAGAAGTTACCCGAAATACTAAGAGCTTTATTAGCGACAACTACAACAGCAACGGGTACTGGAAATTTGCCAGCAGACTATTGGACTTATCTTAATTTGTATGTTACTACTACCAATGTACCAATTTACATTCGTGGAGATGGGGTAGATAGACACCAAAGGCTTAATACTTACTTAGTAAGTTCTTCTACACAGCCTTATGTCTCGATTTCGAGCACACAAGTTGTCCACGAAACAGGTTCAATAGCTTGGATGATGGACTATTTAAAAGTAATAACCGATATGTCCGATTCGGTTGACCCCGTATTACCTGTTATGGCTTATAACGCAATAGTGAGTTATGCAATAGCTTTCTTATTAAACAAAGACGAAAATCCAAGAGCAAGTCAAGAGTTTCAAACATTTTTTACATTAACCCAAACTTTATATATATAGGTGAGATATGGCGGCAACATTATTACAATTAAGGGATGAATTAATTTTAAGAGCAGATGTAAGAAATCACCCTCAATTTCCGACTCTTAGATTAAATAGAATTATAAATCACTCTGCAAGATACGTCCAGACTCAACTTAATGGTTTGGGGATGAAGAAGTGGGAAACATCTATTGCAACAGGGACTTTAAGTTCGGGGACTTTCGGTGCGGTAAGTACAAAAACTTTCTTAGTTACTGTTTTAACAGGTATGTTGGAAAGTCCGGCATCAATTAGATTTATTGAGACTACAGACGGTTCTATGGGAAAAGGGTTGGCTTATCCTATCGATGAAGGAGTGTTCCACGAACAACTTTCAAATACTTATCTTGCACCTACTTTAACAAAACCAGCTTTTGCAAGGATTTCAGGGACTATACATTTAGCTCCAACTACAATAACAGGTGGTACGGTGCATTATTATAAATGTATTACAGATTTAAGTTCTGACTCTGATATTACAGAAATACCTACAGAATTTGAAGATTTTATTTTACAGAAAGCGGTTATTGAAGTAGAGGCGGATTTAAACAGAATCGAGAATAAAGAAAATAAAATTCAGGCTTTAGAAGCAAATTTAGCCACCGTTTATGCTAAATTCAATGGTAAACAGGCAGAATTGAATAGAAGTGCGGCAACAACAAACGCTAAACTTTCGTAGGTAAAATATGACTTTACAAGATATTAGGGATGATTTTGTAGTAAAATATAAACTCGAATGTCAGAAAAGAGGCGCAAAAGAAATACAGTTTGGCGACAAGATTATTGCTAAATGGATTTCGGATGCTCAACAGGATATTCAAAGACGACACAATATTTTAAGTGGTGAATATACTCTGATTATGATAGAGGATGAATTTAGTTATGAACTACCTACCGATTGTTCAAACATAACTAAAATTACAGTTGATAATGTGCCTTTAGACAGAGTTAATTTAGGCGAGATGCAGGAAATTGTAACTGCCGAAGGTACACCGACAAGATATGCGATTAAATTAGCCGATACTCTCTCCGTTCAGTTTGATTTAAGTGAAGCGGATAAAGAATTGACCGTTTATTATGATGTAGATACCAATTATGCTTCTGACTCTGATAATGATTGGGGCGGATTTAATGGTAAGTTTTATGGCAGTTTAAGACTCCCACAGAGATATAACAGAGCCGTTGTACTTTATATCCTTTCTGAAATTTATGATGATATTTTACCGAAATACGAAAAAGAGATGAACTCTTTAAGAGAATCGCAGTATAGGAATAGAACTTCTACTAAATATTCAATGGGTGGTTATTAGTGGATTTAGTAATCAAGAACATAGCGGGAGTTAATGAATCACAAGACCCCGAAAGCATAAAAGAAACCGAAGCAACGGTATTAAAGAATTTTGTCCTTAATAAGTCTATTGGCAAGCCTGTTAAAAGAGGTGGAATAAATCTTTTTAATACAAATGCCGGAGCCGCTTACTCTTTACACGATATTTTGGATAGTGCTGGAGCAAATTATGTTGTGGGACAGATAGGTACTAACTTTTCAAAATCTTTAAGTGGTACAGGTGCGTGGAGTGCGGTAAAAGGTAGTTTGACTTCTAACGCAAAGACAAGATTACAGACTTATAACAACTCTCATTACATTACAAACGGTACAGATGCGCCTTTTATTATCACAGGAAGCGCATTTGCAAGTGTATATACTTATAATATTACAAAACCCGATGTAAGTGGCATTACTTCAATAAATACAACAGTCCCCGCTTTAACTCCAAATACATATTATCAATGGGTAATGGTTTATGTAACTGCTTCTGGTGAATATTCTGCACCTTCTGCACCATTTACACATTTTTGTGCTAATTCCAATATAACAGCAAACTCTACATATAGAGGTGTGCAATTTTCAAATTTACCTGTTAGTTCGGATGGAAGAGTAGTGCGACGTTTAATTTTCAGGACAACAGGTGGTGGAAATATATTTTATTTATGTCAATCAATAGATAATACCGCTACCGTTTGGTCTGACATTTATCCTGATACGTCTTTAGACCAATCAGAGTATATAACTTTAGTAAGTACATTGGATACCGCAAAATATGTTACGACTTATCAAGAAAGGTTATTTTGGGGGAATATAGGCATTGCAGACTTTATACCGGATATGGTTTATGGTACTGTAAGTTCTATGAGTGCCGCAAATGGTTATTCTTTCAATGGAACTGCTGGTAGTGGCGGGTTATTGACCGCAGGGACTTATTATTATAAAATAGTTTTTGTTGATTCAACAGGAAAAACCTCTGCGAGTCGGGCGTCTATAAGTGTAACCGTTGGAGCGAATGGAAGAGTAACTTTTGGTGCAGTACCCGTACCATTAGACCCAAGTTATCAAATTAGACTTTATCGTTCAACTGATAATGTTACTTTTTATTTCCTAAATATCGACCCACGTTCTAATGACGATGCGGGAGGAACGGCCGTTACAAGTGAAACCTTGCCTAGTGCAACCTCTTCATCTACTACTTTTAATAGTTCGGTTGTATATACAGAAATAGGCAAACCATCACAAATAAACACCATAAATATTACACAGGTTCTACCTGATAATGGTGATGAAATAACGGGTATTTTACCCGTTGCTGATGGAATATTAGTTTTTAAAAGGAACTCAATAGCACAGATATTTGTCTTTGGTAATCCATTAAATTGGAAAGTCCAGACCGTAACTACTCAAATAGGGTGTGATTCTCCCAACTCAATTCAGAAGATAGGAAATAGGATTTATTTCATATCAAATAAACAAGTTTATAGATTTCCAGATAGTATAAATACTCCGATTTCTATTCCCAAAAGAACGACTTTAAGTGGACTTACTACTCTATACGACTCTGCTTACTCAAATTATTATCAGTGGTATATTTTGGCGGGTGTTTTTGATTCCCTAAATAAATTAGTGGTTTATGATGAATTATTGAACTGTTGGTATGAATTTACCTATGTAGGGAATATAAATACTTATTCGGTGATAGAAAAGACTTTAGGAACCACAAAGGGAACTTTACTTTTAGGTGGCACTTATCTTTATAAATATGATGAAAGCGTGTCTTTAGATTACGAAGCGGCGGCAACCACACAAGAAATAGTACCTACGTTTACAAGCAAGACTTATACTTTTGAAGAGGCAAATGCTTTAGGAAGATTAAGAAAGTTATATGTCGATTATAAGAAAAAAGACGACCAGACGGCTACATTTACTCTATTAAATCCGCAAGATTCAGGTAATTTGACCGTTAGCGACACTACCAATTCGACTTTATCAACTGACTATAAGAATTACGAAAAAGAAACAGACGCAATGACGGGCGCAATTAGAACTTGCAACAAAATAAATCTAACCGTTACAGGTGCGGGAGTTACAGAACTTAATACCGCAAAACTTAAATACAGGATAATCAATCGTGGCAAACGACAAATTTAATCCAGATTACAAATATTCTCCGGCTTTAGAAAATGGAAAGTTAAGACCGTCTATCAAATCAGTCCTTAAAGGTACTCCCTTTATTGAGACTTTGACGAGTGGCAATCTTAACTTTTTATACGCCTTTAATGGTGATTGGGTCAAATTTAACGTAAATGCCGAAGATGAATTGAGAGTTAAAAAACTTGGTATTGGTTTGAGTAATTCAGACCCGATAACTTATGATTTAACCTTGAATGATGGTTTACAGTTCGGCAATCCAAGTTATACAGCCGGAAGTTATAAATTTGATGGTGCGGGATTCTTATTTGATTATAATAACTCCTATTCAGGTGAAAGTTTTTTAAGTATAGATAATATTTTAGTTAGAAAGACTTTAACAGTATTTGACCTTTTAATCATTCAGAAACGATTTACCAATGGTTCTTTATTTATCTCAAATGGTGCTAAAGTAGCGAGTGTTAATGGAACTACAATTACTTTCGAAGACCCGACTAAATTAGGTGCGTGTCCTTTTGCCGCAGGTGATTTGATTTTCACGATTAGATTTAGAATGGATTCAACTACGGTAATGAAAAGTTGTTATGCTACCGTAAGTTCTGTTTCTGGTAATTCGGCTGTTGTCTCTTATGATTCGGGTACTTTTAGTGTTGGGGATGAAGTTGCGAGAGTTGGCAATACTACCGATGCAACACGACAAGGCATGGTTTATTTGACCTCTGATGATACAACAGCACCTTATATAGACATTGTTACAGGTGTGAGCAGTTGGGCGGCTTGGAACTCTACCAATAAGGTGGTGGCTCGTTTAGGACGATTAAAAGATTTACCAACAACCTCTTTTGGGACATTACCAGATGTTATAGGACTTTACCTTAAAAACAACATCTATATTGACGATGGCAGTATTAACATGGGTACTACCGGATATGTAAGAGCCGGACAAACCGCTTACAATACAGGTTCGGGATTCTGGTTAGGCTATACAGGTGGAGTTTATAAGTTTTCATTAGGCAATTCAACTACAAATTATATTACTTGGGATAATACAACTTTAACGGTAGCGGGAACGGTAAATATTGTAGGTGGTACAGGGTTTCCAAATACTTATTATAGTGCCTCTACAAGTCCTCCGGCGACACCCAAACTACAAGATATTTGGTATCAAACCGATACCGGAAAAATGGTTAGATACAACGGTTCGGCATGGCAAGATACGGCAAATGATACCACTTTAGCTCTTACAACAGGCGTTTCTTTAAGTGGTGGGGGAATAACTTTAGGAACTTCGGCGGCTTTTAAAAGCGGAATGACCTCTTATGTAGATACCACAAATGCGGGTTTCTTTTTAGGACTTGTTACCAGCGTGCCTAAATTTAAGATGCAAAACGCAGGTTCTACAAAATACTTTTTATATGATGGTGCGGATTTAAGTTTAGTTGGTGGTACAATTACAGGCGGGACTATTCAGACGGCTACAAGTGGACAAAGAATCGTAATGGCTGGCGCAACTAATGATATAAAGTTTTATGATTCTTTTGGTAATTTAACAGGGACTATTTATGGTATTTTTTCCTCACCGAAAACAATTCTTTATATTTTAGGTGATGAAATAGTGGATATTACAGCCACAACGTATGTGCGCATTAATAGTAAATTAACTATTCCTTCACATGAATTTTCGGTTGGAACAAAATTCGATGTTAATTCGTCAGGACAATTAACAAGAGTAAATGACTTAGTAGCTTCAAGTTATACAGGATATGTTTTAGGAAGCGATGGAACGAGTTATACTCCTTTAAGTTTGACAACAAATGACTTTAATTATTCGGCAGGTGCAATTTCAATAGACTATACAAACGGTCAAGCGGCATCAACTTCGACAAAGGGATTTTTGACCTCAACAGATTGGAACACGTTTAATGGTAAAATCGGGGCAAGTGATAACAATGTGCTTACAGGTTCAATATCATTTACTCCAGACGCTTTCACCTTGACAGCAACAGCAACTATTTCGGCAACGGCAAAAAAGACAGTTTCGGTTACACCAACATCTGCTTATGATAATTTAACCACGATTTCAGACGGAACAGACGGGCAAGAATTGACAATAGTAAATGTAAATGCAAGTTACAATATATTAATAGATGAAAGTGGGAATATCTACAATGGTGGTGCGGCTGTCACATTAAGTCAGTATCAAACCGCATCTTATGTTTATATAAATGGTTTAACTAAATGGGTACTAAAATCAACAACAGGCTCAACAGCCTAAAGGAGTTCAAAATGAATAGCTTGAAGCTAACAGAAGTAGAAAAAACACAGATTGCAGAAATCAACTTAAAAGTGCAAAATAATCAGTTGGTTATTGAAAATGCGCAGTTAAAAATTGAAGTAGCAAAAAACTCGATTACACAACTTACAAATAGTGCAAATAGCATAATCAATCAGTTCTGCAAACTTAACGGTAAAGACCCGAATAAGATAGTAAACTTTGTTGGACAAGAAGAAATTATTTTCCAAGAAGAAGCCAAAAGCGAGGATAAATCTGAACAGGAGGCATAAATGCCATTTAACATGAATGACCCGACAACTCAGGGATTCTTAAAAATGTTTCTGGGTAAACAGTATGGCGGTTGGAGCAATGATGCCGAAAGTATGTATAACTCTATGACAAGCGGACAATCGGAGGGTAGCGGACTCTCCGATTACTCCGGTATTCAGGACTTGCTTAAAAAGCGTTCTGAAACAGGCATGGAGAATTTAGGTACATATAGGCAAAACGCACAAACAGCCGTAAACACAGGATATAACAAATCGGCACTTGGATTAAAGGAATCTTTAGCCCAAAGTGGACTACTTAGAAGTGGTGTTGGTGCATCGGCTCAAATGGGACTTGACGCAAGCCGTATGGGTGCTTTAGGCGGTGTTGAGGAAGGTTTAATGCGAGAGAATGAGTCTTATAAAACAAATGCCTTACAACAACTTATGGGGCTTAATCTGAATATCGACTCACAGACCTTACAGAAAATGGGGCTTGACCAGAACGCTTTACTTGCACTTATGGGGTACGGACAAACAACAGATACGGCGGCATTACAAGACCAAAGAGAATCCTCCGGTGGTTTGGGTGGACTTTTAGGCGGTATAGGCGGTATGTTTTTAGGTGGTTTAGGCGGTTCTTTGGGTTCTTCTTTAGGTAAAAAATGGTTCTAATTAGGAGCATATATGGCTGATTTTTTAAGAAGTTTTGAAAGACGGTTTACTCCGGCTTTTGGACAAATGTATCAAAGAGGTTTCGAGAGTGCCGAAGAAGAAGCCGTTAGACAGGCTAAACTTGATGAAAAAGCACAACAGCAACAGGGTTTACGAGACTTATTAGGTGCTTCTAATATCACCCCCGAAGAAGTTGGAATACGATTCTCTCAACTTGGACAACCAGAACAACGGGCTTATAGTTTATTCCAAAAGATGAAAGCCCCAAAAGAAGTTAAGTATTCCAACGTATTCAGAGAGGGAAATAAACAGTTTGGATTAAACGAACAAGGTGAAAGAGTAGAGATAGGTGGTGCGCCTTTACCAGAAGAAGAACCTACTTATATTTACGACCCTAATTTGCCAAATGTTATGAAACAAGACCCAAGAACAAAACAACTTATACCAACTGATATTATAAATCCTAAATATAAGAAGCCTACTTTTGAGAAAGAAGTGAGGGGAAAATACGACCCAACAACGGATACGATACCTGTTGAAGTTCAAACTTATGAAAAAGGTGGTACAGAACCAATTAAATCTGTTATAAAACATTTAAGTGTTAAAGAGTCTGGTATCGGTGGGAATAAACTAAAAAAAGAAGCCCTTGCCGATTTAGACCAACAGGAAAAAGAAATTATTGCTCTTAAAAATAGAATAAGTAATAAGGTTTCAGGTGTTAAGGTAGGTGAAGATGAAAGTCTTTATATCGACACCCCGAAAGGCAGAATACCACTTACACAATATCAATCAGATATAAAGAATGAATTATGGAAACGTTCTGATTCTTTTACAAGTGAAATTAAGAATATGCTTAGTGATAAAGGGAAAAAGTTTTTAAGAGAACTTTATGGGACGGAAATTAAAGAAAAAGGTAAAGTAGTTAAAGGCAAAAATCAGAAACCAAATTTAAGTGATTTTAGTTCGAGTTTGGCTGATTGGTGGAAAAATGGTGAAATAGACGAAGCCGATTATAAACTATTAAAATACTATCGAACCGGAACATATCACGGTATAGAGGAATAATGGGTAAAGTTAAATCTTTACAAGAAATTTACGATGAAAGGCGAAAGACAGAAGAAAGTTATGTAAAGCCGGAAGAAAAAGAAAAAGTTGGCATATCTTCTCGTCCCGTTCCTGTAACAGAAGTCTTTAGCGACCCAAGAAAGATTCTAAAGGGTTCGGAGATGAATATCGAGGACGCAACAAAGATAGTAAGTGGTATCTTGGGAGAAAATAGAGGTGGTGCGCCGATAGTAGGACAAAGGGAAAGAGATTTAGATTTAAGAAGTAAATTAGCATTAAAAGCGGTTGAAACAATGCGGGATATACCCCTTGATATTGCAACAGCACCAAGCAAAACACTTGCTAAAACTCCGGTAAACGTTGCTAATGAATTGATGAAAGCAGGAGAGGAAACAGAAAAAGGCAACTTAATTGGTGGATTATTAGGCACGATAAATGCTGGTGCAGAAACCTTTATGGGTGCGTTAAATGCAGTACCAATGATGGCGATGTTTACGGCGGGTATGGAAACAGCAAAAAAGGCAGGATTAGGCGATGTAACACAAAAAGTTATGTCCCCTATTTCTACCATTACAAAAGCAATAGGAATTGAACCACAAAATTATACCGAAGAACAATTACTAAAAATGGGTGATATGGGTGCGGTTCTTTTTGGTATGAAAAAAGTAAATGATTTAGCAAAAGGTAGAGAGGTACAAAATGCCGTTAAAGAAGGGAAAATCGAACAAAGTAATATCGAGCAATATCAGAGAACTCCTGAAATCGGGCAAAAGACCGCAGAAACAGGCGGTGGCAATCGCATTGAAAAAGGCGGGGAAATCAAAATACCAGAAATAAAAAATGCTGGCGAGGCTATTAAATTAGGACGTTCTATTGAAGGTAATCCAGAAGCCATAAAAGTTTTAGAGGATACAAAAGCACAAAAACAACAGGAAGCACAAAAAGCACAGGAAACATATAAACAGACCAAAACTGATGTGGATTTTGATATTGCACAGCAGAAAACTCTCGATGCACAGTTAGCAAACGAGGCTTATGACAGAGCAACGGGCAAGATGAATGATAAAGGGGAATATATTTCTTCCGAAGGTTTAACTGGTATAACACAAACTGATATTAATAAATCCAGAAATCTTAGAGGTGTTGAACTTTTAGAAAAAGAAGCCTCTCAAACTTGGGGAGAAGATTGGAATAAAGCCAACAAGCAAATAGAAACAAAAGAAATAGACCCTGTTTTTTTAGAAAAAGACATAGTAAAAAATAAGAGAACACCCAATAGTATAGAAGAAGCCGCACTTGCAAAACGTAGAATTGACTTAGAAAAAGAATATGATGTGGTATATAATCAACTTAAAAACGCCGACGAAGGGACTAAAGCACAGGCAAAATCAAGATTAGCGGTTGTTGAAGATGCTTTAGATGTAAACGACAAAGCATTATTCTATGGTGGAGCTGAATTAGGTCGTGCATTAAATTTTAGGAAAATTCTTATTCAGGAAGATGCCTCTTTAGCAAGAAATATGCAGAGAGCCAAAGTGGCTAACAATGGGAAAGAGTTACCAGAAAATATTAAAACAGGGTTAGAGAGTACGATTAAAGATTTACAGAATAAAATTAAAGAATATGAAACATATACAGATAAGATAGTAAACGAGAAAGTACAAACACAAATAGACCAATTTAAAGTTGAAAATATCTACGAACAACGTAAGGCGAAAAGGACTTACACAAAGCAAGAGTTAAAAGCTGAACGTAGTGACTTATATAAAGAGCTTTATAAAATTACATCCGGACAGGCAAGTGCAAATCCATTTGCAAATCCAGAAGCCCTAAAGATAGTCGCTAAACTAACAAAAAATCTTGTGAATGAGGGATATTTAACAGCCGAAGCATTGGTTGACGCTATGGCAAAGGAATTAAAAGATATATTTGGGGATATTAATAAGAGAGATTTAAGAGATGCTATTAGTAAATATGGCATCAATCCAGAAAACAGACGTAGTGAAATCTCAAAACAAATTGCCGATGTACGTTCACAGGCTACTTTAATATCTAAAATTGAAGATTTACAGTCTGGTAAAGAAGTTATAAAAAAGCAAAGCAATAAGACAACGCCAAGCGAAACATTAATTGAATTACAAGAAAAATATAAAGAGGAATTAAATAAAAATAAAATTGATAAAAACTCTCCAGAAGCTAAATTGGAAAACCGTAAAAAAGCATTAACAAAACAATTAGAATCTTTAAGAGATGAAGTAGAAATAATTGAAAGGACAAAACAAATACCAGAAAGCAAAAAACGAGAGGGTATAACTTTAGACGAAGAGGGAAATAGAATAAGGGCAGATATTGAGAAATTAAGGGAAAGAAAAAACCAAATAATTAATAGAATAAAATATGATAATCGCAATTTAACTGAAAAGGCGTTAGACTATGCAGTTAAATGGAGAAGGGCTGTAATTCTTTCAAGCGTTAATACAATAGGTAAGCTTACATCGGCGGCTTTAGGGCGTACAATAACAACACCAATAGAAGAAGCCATTGGAAGTGGTATAAATAAAATACCATATATCTCTAAGATAGCAGAAAAAGCACCGAGAGAGGGTGGGTCGTTAAATGTTAAAGCAGAAGCAAAGGCATTAAGTCAATTCTTTGAAAGAGCTACATATAGAGACATTAGGGATGTTGCAAAAACGGGAAAAAGTTCTTTAGACTATTTATATGGTAAAAAATCAGATTTGCCTCCAGAAGCATTAGAATTTTTCGGACATTTACATGGGGCATTAAAAGTAACGCCAAAACGAGCAGAATTTTTCCGTTCTTTAGAGAAACGTGCTGAATCTGCGTTGCGAAATGGAGAGGATATAACAAATCCCGAAGTACAAGCAAGATTGGGGGCGGAATCGTATGTAGATGCAAACAGAGCCATTCTAATGAATAATAACGCCATAAATGATTTACATAGACAGATTTTGGGTGCATTAAGGAATAAAGGTTTGGGTGGTAAAATTGCGGGTGCTACTACACAAATTTTACTACCCATCGTTAAAGTACCAACTAATTACATGATAGAGGCTTCTTCTTATGCTATTGGTGGGTTAAAAGCATTAGTAAAGGTTATAGCGAATAAAGGCGTAGAAAATTTGACACCAGAACAGGCGGATTATGTTATTAGAGCATTAAAGAAGCAAACTATTGGTGGTGCTGTAATGTTATTGGGATATTTAAATGCTGACAATGTAGGCGGATATTACCAATATGGAGAAAAAAGAGAAAAGGGGGATGTCAAGGCTGGCGGTTTAAGAATTTTTGGAGTAGATGTCCCTAAATTTATGGTACATACTCCGGTTCTTGAAATGCTCCAAATAGGCGCAACTTTAAGAAGAGTGCAAGATAGTTATGATAAAAAACGGAAAGAGGATGGTTTAATTTCGTCTGTTTGGAAAGCTGGTATGGGATTAGCTAAACAGACACCGTTTATTGACCAACCAGCAAGAGTATTGGAAGCCGTAAGAAGTGCAGAAACCGCATCTAATTTTGCTGGAGATTTGGTAAGTAGTATGACCATACCTCCAGACGTTGCAAGAATAGCTGCACAAATAGACAAAAACGATAAGGGTGAAACCCAAAAAAGATATGCAGAGGGATTTATTGAAAACATACAAAAGAATATTCCCGCATTAAGGGAAGACCTTCCTAAGACAAAGAAAAAGAAGTGGAGATAAAATGGCACAAAAATTAAATTTAGATAATGCTTTAGAGCTTGATTTAGAACTTGACGAGAATACTGATTATGATTTGTTATTAGACTTATACGAAAGTGATGGTACAACCGAAAAAGATTTCGACCTTACAAGTGCTAAAGTAGAGTTTAGGAGAGATATAAACGGTTCGGCTGATATTTCTTTTGCCTATACAACAGATATAACTTGTTCAGGAAACACAATAACGTGGACAATAACAGACGCTAAAACAGCCACAAAAGGCGGTTACTCTTACTTTTATTGTCTCGAAATAACAAGTACGGCGGGGAAGAAATCTAACCTTATGAAAGGCATTGCCACAATAATGGAAAAGGCGGGATAATGAGTGTATTAAAACTTACAAGCGGAACGAATAAAATAAAAATAACTTCTCCGGTTACCCCAAGACTTGTGTTAAATGCGAGCAGTGTAAATTCAAGTGCGGCAAGTAATCTTTGGGGAAGTATAACGGGGACTTTAAGCGACCAGACCGATTTACAAAATGCGTTAAACGCTAAAATTGGTTTAACTGCTTTATCAAGCACCGCAACAGGGCTTACCTACACCAACACCACAGGTGTATTTTCTCTTACTTCTGGATATGTAATCCCCACAACAACAGAGCAGACTAATTGGGGAACGGCTTACACAAACACGCATACTCACTCAAATAAGACTACCTTAGATGCTATACAAGAGGCTCTTACAACGGCGTTAAAGTCAAATTACGATACAGCTTATGGTTGGGGCAATCACGCTTCTGCGGGTTATCAAGCGGGTTCTTTGAATCTTACTTCTGTTTCAGGGCTTACTTACGCCTCCGCTTCATTCGTCAAAATGACAGGTGCTAATACATTTGCTTTAGACACAAATACATACCTTACAAGTTTAACAGGTGCGTTCCTTTTAGACCAGACCACCCCGCAAACAGTAATAAATGGTTCCCCTATTTTTGGTGCTGGTTTAACCATTGGTGATGGGTATAATATAACACTTAACACAACTACCGGAACAAAAATAGGTACTGCCACATCTCAAAAATTAGCTTTTTACAATTCTACTCCGATAGTTCAGCCGACAGGGAGTGTAATAACTGCTCTTGGAAATTTGGGATTGGTTGGTTCGGCAACAATAGAACTTACAGAGTTATCAGACGTAACAATAAGCACACCCGCAATAGATAATATCTTGAAATATAACGGCTCCGAATGGGTAAATGGAAATCCTATCCTCCAATCAGGTGCTATTGGTATTGAATTTTTTATGGATGATACCTCTATAATCGGGACAGGGACAAATAATGTTAATGGTGTAAATACGTTAACAAAGATTCCCGTTACAACTACCGAAGTAGTGGACACAATAAATTGTGTGAGTAATACTGTTTTAGGCGAAGCGTTTCTCTATGATACAGCTTTGGGGCGTACTCAATTGGACGGTGGTGTGTGGACTTTTGACACTTACGCCTCTGTTAGTTCGGTTTTGGCGGGTAGAGTTTCATCAATCACAAGAAATATTTACACTGTAGAA